GAGTCCTGAAAGACCCAATACATATCGTGAGCGAATCCGCCGCCGACCATGTGCGAATACTTGGTATTTGGACGCTTGCCCCAGTCCATCACACGCACCAGCTCGCGAGCCGCCGAGCGGTGGTTTTCTTCGCTGTTTAGCGCGTGGTCATAAGATACATAAATAGTCCGCGCTTCGCACTTGGCGCTGATGCGCGAGCCGCGCACGTTCGACGGGCCGTGGTAACGGGTTCTAATTGCTTGCATGATTGATCCACCTTCAGATAGTTAGGATATGGCAGCGAGACGCTACCCCATGACGTACTAGCGAACCAGTACGTCATAGGCTAGGGACTAGCGGTAGGTTTTGAAGTTAGCGCGGACTGCAGAGTCAGCGTGTATTTTGTCGGCGGCTTCGTTGGCGAGCTTCGCGAGCATGGCGTAATTCTCGGCTTTCTCGGCGTACTCTTCCGCAGTCTCGCGCAAGCTCTTTGCTGGATGTTTGCCAGGCGATAGCAGGAAATCGCACCGACCGCCATTAACCTTCTCAATGCAAGCGTAGGCGTTCGCGCCAATTAGCAGCTTTACACTCTTAATCATGGTTCCACCTCAGATTGTTAGGATACGCATTACTGTCTGCGTGATATAAGTATATATCAGTCATCGAGTCTGTCAAATTATTTTTGAATATAGTTTTTTACCAATTGGTAAATTTATTTATAGGCTCACTCTCTTTAATCTATATAGGTAGATAAGTAGATAGAGGGATAGAGGTAATTACATATACATGCAGAAGGTAACGTGAGGTGATAGTAAGGGGGGCTTATCACTTTCTGCTATACACCTATCTAATTTTGTGATAGGCCATTGACTACCTACCGTTCGTTCTTTTTCTCTCTGAATCTACTACCTACCGTTCGTGCTATTCCCACATCAGGATAGGCAGACAGCCAGCATTCACAGATCACAGCGCAGCCTGGCTTGTGATTGGGTCATGGCCCCCCTGTAGGTGTGCCCCCCAACTGACTTCCCCCCAAAAAAAACTCTGTTTTTGCTACTGTGTGGTTCCTAACTTGGAACCAGCCCATGAAGTTCAATCTCAAACAGTTCTATCGCTTCTGCTCTCAGTTGCGTATCGAGACCAAAGAGCAGGGTCTGAAGCGTATGGATACGCTCTTGGGGACGCAGACCTATGTGATGGACGAGATTACGAAGGGTCTGGCGGATGATGTGCATATGTTTGTCATCCTGAAAGGACGACAGTTAGGCATCACGACCATCAGCCTGGCCTTGGATCTGTACTGGCACTTCATACATCCGGGTCTACAGGGGACGTTGACGACGGATACGGAGGAGAACAAGGATATGTTCCGCTCCACCTTGTCGATGTACATGGATGGTTTGCCGAAGGAATATCGGATTCCTTTGCTCGCGCACAACCGCAATCAGTTGTCCTTGAAGAACCGGTCTAGGTTGTTCTATCAGGTGGCAGGACTACGCGCCAAAGGCTCTCTGGGGCGCGGTAAGGCGATCACTTACCTGCATGGTACTGAGACATCCAGTTGGGGTGATGAGGAGGGCTTGGCGTCTCTCTTGGCGTCTTTGGCCGAGACCAATGAGAACCGGCTGTATATCTTTGAGAGTACGGCCCGAGGCTTTAATCAGTTCCACGATATGTATGTCACGGCCAAACGTGCTCGCACACAGAGGGCTATCTTCTGTGGTTGGTGGCGCAATCAGTTGTATTCGGTGACGCCTGAGTCGTCGGTCTATAACGTGTACTGGGATGGCAAGCTTTCTCCTGAAGAGAAGGAGTGGGTGAAGGACATCAAGAAGTTGTACAACGTCGAGATCAATTCGCGGCAGATGGCTTGGTGGCGTTGGAAGTTGAATGAAGGCATCAAGGACGAGTCTTTGATGTATCAGGAGTTCCCGCCGACTGAGGACTATGCGTTCATCATGTCGGGTACAAGTTTCTTTAGTAACTCGCGTTGCACGGATGCGGCAAAGATTGCGAAGAAGCTCACCTTTGATAACTACCGCTATGTGATGGGTGCAAACTTCCAAGACACGGAAGTGATGAAGACGACCGAGCGGATGAGTACGTTGAAGGTGTGGGAGGAGCCGGTCGATACGGCCTACTACGTCATTGGTGCAGACCCGGCCTATGGTTCGTCTGACTGGGCGGATCGGTTCTGTCTGCAGGTGTTCCGCTGCTATGCCGATGGCATGGAACAGGTGGCGGAGTTTGCAACTTCTGAACTGAATACCTATCAGTTTGCGTGGGTGATTGCTCACATTGCCGGGGCGTATCGCAACTCCACGCTGAACCTTGAGGTCAATGGCCCAGGTCAAGCCGTGCTGAACGAGATGAAGAACTTGAAGCGTCAGGCCTCCGCCATCGGTGGGACCATGGGGCGCTCGCTCATGGATGTGTTGGGTGCAATGTCGAGTTACCTCTGGCGGCGTAACGACAATCTCTCGGGGCCGTCCAACTCGGTGGGCTGGCTCACAACGTCTACCTCCAAAGAGCGGATGCTGTCCTACATGAAGGACAACTTTGAGCGCGGCATGATGGCTGTGTACTCGATGGATTTGCTGGAGGAGATGAAGACGATTGTGCGCGACAACGGATCCATCATGGCCTCGGGACGTAACAAGGATGATCGGGTCATCGCAACAGCTCTGGCGGTGGCTGCGTATGAAGAGCAGCTCAAGCCTCGCCTGATTGCCCAGCGCCACACGCGGGCGATTAGTCGTGCAGAGGACAAGAAGACACCTGAGCAGGTGGCGGCTAACCGCTCGGTGTCGTCGTACCTCAAAGCCATCGGCATGACGCCATGAGGCCGGTCATTCCGAAGAAGCAGCTGCTGGAACTGATTGAGCGGTTCTGCGAGGACAAGGACCGGGGCATCAGTGTGATGCTCTTTGCCGAACTCTCGGGCGTCAGTCTCAAGCACTTCAAGGATGTGTTCATTGACCGCACAGAACCCCTGACCGAGACGATCCAGAGACGAGTGTCTAAGGCCTACGAGGAATGGCGCGACGGGAATGTGCGCGTCATGCAGAACCGTGACCGCACTCGTTTTGTAGAATACCGCAAGGAACCCAAGCCCTTGTTGCGTCGAGACAACAGACTTATCGTTGAAAACGGGCGCATCGTCCTCAAACCGGGGATTGTGAACCGCTCAGACTACAATCGTCCCACCCTTGGACAACAACTCAGGAGGCCGTCCTAATGGCCGTTACACACGATTACAAATGCCCCAAACACGGTTACTTTGAGAACACCGAAGCCCGTTGCATCAAGAAACGCTGCGCCGAAGAGGTCATGCTGGTCTTCCTGCAAGCCCCGGCTATTGGCTCTGGCGATACCAAGCGCATCGACAAGACCAAATCGCAACTCGCCATGGACTTCAACATGACCGATATGCGCTCAACCAAGCCTGGCGAGAATCAGGCCGGGTACTTTACCCGCAACAACAAGACCAAGACCGAGGTGGAGTCCAAGTCCATCCCGGCCAAGCCTGAGCCACGGCCCGGTGACAACGCCATCTGGGGCGGTGGGCAACAGGGGATGAACATGAAGAACATCCTCGCAGGCCGGTACAGCCGCCCCGTGCGCGACGAACCTGTTGGGTTTATCCCAAAGCAGGGCATCAGCAATTTGACAGGCCCACGGGCGGGGAGTTATATCGCTGACCATGAAGGCCTGACGATACCCAAATGAAAATTCCAACAGATAACGAACACCGCGAACTGTTCTACAAGGAACTGATTGAAAAGTGCATGGTGTCCGTGAACGAGCGGAAAACCGAGTATTCGTCTGAACGGGCGTACTTTTTGTTTGGCGCAGGGCCGGAAGAATCTCCGGCCTTGTTCAACAAAATCTTCCCGCACATTGACCAGCTGACCTCGTTTCTCTACTCCGCAGAAACCACTCGCTTCAGTATCAACATGGGGGCCTCGGTCCCCGACCAAGAGCAGGTCAAGGTGCCGCGCCTGACCCAAGCCCTGAACGACGAGTGGATCAACTCCAACGCCGACCAAGTGTTCTCTAGCGCCCTGACCTGGGCCTTGGTCTACAACAGCACCTTCATCAAGCTGGTGGTCAACAACGGCATCCACCCGTTCATGGTTGAGCCGTCCAGCATGGGCGTCTTGCGTGAAGACCTGCCCTACACCGACCGGCAAGAAGCCTTGGTGCAGACGTATTACATAACGAAATCAGAGCTTTACAACCGTCTGTGGTCGCATCCTAAGCGCAAACAGATCGTGGACAAGATCAGCACAGACGTACACACCCGGACTGAGGATGTGCCTGAAGGCCTTGACCGCATCATGATGTCCCAGACCAACCCGACCATCTACGGTACGGTCAATCTGGATTTGTACGCCTCCCCCCGCTACAAGGCGCGGGTGGCCGAAGATACGGTCAAGATGTACGAGTTGTGGGTCTGGAACGACGATACGCGGGACTATCAGGTCGTCACGATGGCCGAACCCGATGTGTTCATCTACGACCGACCGGGCGCGACCGTCTTCTTGCGCGGCGAACTGCCTTTTGTGCAGGTCTGCCCCAACCCGCAGTTTGATTACTACTGGGGTCAGTCCGAAGTCGAGCGTCTGAAGTTCCTCCAGCAGCTCCGCAACAAGCGGATGTCCGAGGTTCTGGAGTTGCTCGCCCGTCAGGTAGACCCGCCGACCGCCCTGTCAGGGTGGACCGGCATCATGGACGAGAAGAATTTTGCCCTGAACCGCCCCGGCGGTTTGCTTGTTTCAGATATGCCTAACGCAAAAGTCGATAGGCTGTCCCCAAATATGCCGCCCGAGTTGTTTGAGGTCATCCACGAAGTGGACGCGATGTTCGCCGAAGCGTCGGGAATTTCGTCGATCTTGTCCGGCCAAGGCGAGAAAGGGGTCCGATCGGCGGGTCATGCCAGTCAGTTGGCCCGTCTGGGGTCGTCCCGCGCCAAGAAGCGGGCGCTGGTCGTTGAAGACGCCCTTGAGAAAGTCGCTACCCTGTACCTGAAGCTCATGCAGGTCTACGACGATACGGCCTACAGGGACGAAAACGGCATCAAGTTCACGGCAGAGCAGTTCACCAAGGACTTTGTGGTCAAAGTGGACGCGCACAGCAATTCACCGATCTTCACCGAGGATTTGCGGCAATTGGCCTTCAATTTGCTCAAAGCCGGGGCTATCGACAACGAATCGCTGCTTGACCTGCTAGAACCGCCGATGAAGCAGCTCTTGAAAGAGAAGCTGAAGAAGAAGGAGGCGGCTAAAGCATCCCAGCCGCAGCCCCAAGAACAATCCAAAAAGCCCGATCTCAAAGCGGTAGGTGGTGAGTAATGGCAACTCGCGGCAACACGAACTTCAGTACGTCCGACCGGCCCCGCGTGTCGGCAAGTTCCATCAAAACGCTGTCATCATCTCCTAACTTGCAATATCGGCAGAGCGGAGTTAAAACGTATAACGCGAAGCAACCCCGCAACATGGGTCGCACATTAGGCCGAGGCTAAGACAATGCGTAAGCACAGCAAGAAGTCCCGTAAGACTCGTCGGTAATTGATATTCGG